TAACACACTGGATTGTGGCTCCAGCACTCATGGGTTCGAGTCCCATTAGTCGCCCTTTAATATATGTAGAAAACTCGCTTAAATAGTGAGTTTTTATTATGTTCTTGTGTTTTTGGCGAACAGCTTGGCGAACATTACGATAAATAAACAAAAAACAGCCTACCCTCGCAATGAGAGTAGGCTTTCAATTACTTCATATCTTCTTCGGCGATATCATTAGGTTCTACTTCTGGTAGACCAGCTAGAGAAGTACCAATTGATAAAATTGCAGCTAGCGCAGAAGTAGAACAAACTAACTTCCAATCAACGGCACCAAGTGTCGCTGTTGTTCCGATGGTCGCAACGAATGTCTGCGCTGCTGTCTTTAATGCTCTTCTTGCTGCTGCCTTTCCCCATTTTACCCAATATTGTTTGTCTTTCATTTATTATCCCTTCTTTCTTCAATTTGTCTAATTCTATCGCTTAGAAATGTTACTGATGTTTCTGTCTGAGCTAAACGATTTTCCAGAGACATGACACGATTGCTCACGTCTCTGGTAGTTGCTTTTAAATCTGTTATCCCCTCTTTCACAAAGGTTATGTTTGCATTCATTTTGCCAAGCTCTGCTGCCTGATCTTTACTACCTTTATGGATTGATGCGTTTACGCTCCATATTGTTGCTACGAGCCCAACGAGCGAAATCAGAAGACTAATGTATACAGGATTGATTCCTTCTTGCATGAAGCCACCTCCTGTATTTCTATAGCCCGTAATAAATTCGGTCTACTGCACGTTGCACCGCATCTGGATCATACCCTGCTGCACGTAGAGCATTGATTCTATCCTGTCCATTGCCATAGTCACCGCGATAGACTGCTTCAGCTATAGCACTTAGGTCATCCTGCGATGCGTTTGGAGTCGTTTCGCCTTGAAGAATCTCATTGACACGCTGTTGTACTGCTACGTTGTCATATCCTGCTGCAGCTAATGCATTGATACGATCTACACCGTTGCCAAATTCGCCAGCAATGACACGATATGCAATAGCATCGATAGAGTAGTTAGTTGTTGCTGTAACTCCACCATACATTTCGTTGATGCGTGCCTGTACCGCGCTATACATGTCGCCTAATGCGGCACGTCTTGCATCACCATTTCCGAACTCACCCGCAATTGCTCTAAGCGCTAATTCTTCAACATCTCCACCAACTGGTTGAGTTGATTGTGGTGTGTTTACTATGCCACCTGCCATAGCGGCACGAATGTCATTTTCGATAACGTGATTTACCTGCATACTATGAATCGTAGGACCAGGGCAATTTGTTGCTACAAACATGCAATGTTCTGTTAATGTTGCAGATGGAGTTCCATCATAGTATGGATAAATTCCGTAGCGATTGCAGATATCTGCACATAGACGAATTAGCGATGCATATGCTTCTTGGCTGATTGGCCAATCGCCACCAGTCTCGCTATTTGCCACTTCAATAGTGATTGCTCTGTCGTCGTTTTCCCAGTTGGCGGATGTCCACGGATGATTCTCTTCATCGACATAACATGCAATTCTTCCATCGGAACCAATACCGTAGTTAGATGATGCTTGTCTGTTCGGATTTAAAAAGACGTTCCCACACGTCTCGATTGAAAGGTTGCCAGCCATATGGTGGATGGTAATCTTTGAGATTGAATTGTATCTTGAGCCTGAATGATTAGGACTCATGATTGCTGCATTAGTTAAAGTCGAATATCCCATTATTTTATACCTCTCTTTCCGCTTTATTGTTGCTTAACTCTTCTAACTGCTCTGTTGTTAAAGCCAAATCTTCATTCATGATTCATCCTCTTTTCTATCTAAAAAGGCGCTATGTGCGCCCTTATAGAAATATTTATTTTTTCTATTCTTTTACATAAATGACATCAATAGAAACTTTGTTTGCTGATGCCGTCCAATCTGCATAAGTATTTACGATAAGTAGGACAACGCTTGTATTGGAAAAGCCACGCACATTTGCAACCACCGCTTCTGGAGTCATCGGCGTTGATATGGTCAAAAGTCTGTATCCTGAAGGGATTGTTATTGGGATAGAAACGCTCGTTCCTTGATGAGGAGTAAGTGATGGATGGTTGGCTGTGAAACGTTTAACAATAATTGAAGTGCTGCCAAATCCACCGCCTGCATCACCACTTTTAATTGCTGTATCTAAAGCTTGAAGATCTTGTGCAATTGTGTTGGATGCTTTTATTACTTTTCCATTTTGCTTCGTTCCTATTTTATCAAGCACGTCCTTGTCTGCTTGCTTCAACGTTGTAAGGTTGTTTGTGATGTCTTCTTTTGCTTTAGAAACATCTTTGCTCAATTGCCCTGTTACGCTTTCCAGTTCTGTGATTTTCGGATTGATTTTATCAATCTCATTTTTTAAATCATTGATTGAAGATTTCGCACCTGAAACATCTGTTTTTAATCCGCTGATGTCCTTTTTGTTTGTGGTGTTATCTTGCTTTAGGTTTGAAATGTCCGTTGTTGCTGTTTCAAATTCACCCGTTTTGAATGTGCTGAATGCATTGTTTGCTTCTTCGATATCATCACTATTCTTCTTGATGCCGCTGTCCATTTTATCAAGGTTTTCAGCGGTTAGTGGTGTACTTGAATTTGGTGAGTTTTGCCACCCGATTTTAGTGTAACCCATTGTCTTCCTCGCTTTCTTCAATCATGAAACTTAATGCTTCAACTGATGATAAAGGCATGTTCAACGTTTCAATTTCTGAAAGTTTGACTGTCTTGATGTTTACGTCTACTTCTTCATTGTTCAACTCGTTTATTTCTTTTAAGCATTCGTCATAGTGTGGATTATCTGTAGTTACTTTTCCACTGTCTGAATACTTAGAAATAACAGCGTTGATTGTTTCCTGAATTGGTTCACATGCTTCTGCTAAAGCCCTTTTATTTGCGTTAATTCGATACGCAACCTTAACGGGCATCGAAATTGCATTAAGTTTATTTATTTCATTTACAACGCTGATTGTCTTGCTTACTTTGAATTTCATTTTCTCTTACTCCTATTAAATTCCTGTTAAATAATCAACGCCATCTTTTCGGTAAAATTTCAGTCGCTTAGTAACGCCAACAGTTGATAATGTTAAGTAATCACTATTTGAATTTCTAACAATTCCGATGCGTGTATCGCCAAGTGAGAAACAGTCAGATCCAAGCATCAGCGAAACCTGATGCCCTGTAATTCCGCCTATTAGTTGAACATCGTTTCTTGCACTATCACCGGCTGCATGAAACCACGTATATATTCCCGTTCCGTTATCATCCGTTCGAGAGATAGTGAATTCGTTTGCGCTGATTGTAAAGTCACCATTACCCTTGAATAAAATACCGTGAGTATTGTTAAATGCATCAGTATTTCCAGTTGCCGTGATGTATTTATCGCCATTCCTGAATGTGATGCTAGAACCCTCGATATTACTACCGAAAATATCAACCGCTGTAATCGTGCCAGTCTTGATGTTGCTTCCATTGATTATAGTGCTTCCCTCTTCTGACAAACTCTTAAATGTAACGTAACCGCTCAAATCTATATTGATTGCCTGTATATCAATCTTTTCGGCGGACTGTTTATAACTGGAATTTATCTGTGTTATTAATCCATCTTTCTTAACATAACTTTTTGCTTCCAATTCGATTTGTTCCGCTGTTGTAGAAATCTTCGTGTTCAGCTTGATAATATCTTCAGCGTTCTTGCTTTGATACTTTCTAATGCTTTCAGCTTGCAACACAATTTTTTTATTAGTCTGTTCGATATTTGTTGTGTTTGTCTCTATCTTCTCTTGCAGATACATCGACTGTTGATTGAATGCATACACCGCTTGATTGAACTGGTCGTCTTTGATTGGATCTTTGTACTTGATTGTACCGTCCTTATACGTGTATTTGAACCGTGTCAAGCGGCAATATCCAACTCGATCATACGGCTCTGGTTGCCAACCTTTATTGTGCTTCGTTACAGGGTATAACGTATAACTTGGAAATAACTCTGCATTTGGGTAAATATAATCATCAATAGGCTCTGTAATCGATAATGATTCAAAGTATTCAGGATCAATCGAGACGACCGAATTATCGCTCATGTTGATTATCGTCACTTCATCTTCATGCAATGCATAATGTGTCACGATTTTTTCCCACATTTGCATGCCAACAGGAACCGTTCCGTCAGGTGTCTTTGTCCATTTTTCGTCATCTGCTGTTGGCTTTGTACCATTGTTATACAAGAAGAAATGTTCAATACTGACTACCCTATCTGAACTTGTTCCGATATTCTTAATTTTAGATTTTAGATCTTCAACCGTAACACTGAATTCATGCATTTTCTGATTGAGTATCGTCATCGTTCGTGCTGGCTTTGATGTATTTTCGTGAAGCTCTTTCCCTTTTGCTTCGAGATTGTCTTTGAAAAACTGTGTGCCAGCAAACGTCCGTTTCATTAGTACCGTATCAATCACCGCACCTGCAGGTGTTCTGAATTGAATATGGTCACCAACTTCAACAAATGGCAAACCCATCACATTAGCAGTGAACGGTATGTATTGAATATCTTTGATTTCGTTATACACCGCTTCTGCTATCGGTTGTAGTTCTGTACTGCCCATTCCATATAGCAGTGGGTTCCCCTCGATAATGTATGCATTCTGCCCGTCTTTATCACCGGCAACAACGCCCACATCATCCTTTGTTGCTCTGATTTGTAGATAATCTAACTTTTTGATTTTGTAATCAGCAACTTCAACCGTTCCGATGTAGTGCGTTCCTGTGTACTGCATGCTTGGTGTACCAACTGGATTTTCTAACTTTTTAATCGTCAGTGTTCTACCGTTATCCAACATACGAGATGTGGTGAAGAAGCACCCTGACATCTCCTGCAGATAGCCGAGGAATGTTGCGCCTGTCGCACCGTTTACATACATGTTTCTGTGAGAGATAACTGCATTACTATTTGTATATGTGGCTGGTATTTGATAGTCCATACCGACTTTATTACACAATGCAATCAGCAGTTCTCTGTGCGTAATTGGGAACTGCACTTCCTTGTTCCACCAGTCGCTCACATCTTGATTAAACTTTGCAAGCATGCCGCTTGCAGTAATGTTGTACAGATGGTCGTTTTGCTTTTCTGCTTTGTCAACTATGTACGTACCTGCCGGCATCTCCATTCCGTCGACTGTAATTTTCAACTCAGCCTCTTTGCCTTTTAGCATGCTGATTTCTTGTTCTAAATTCAGCAGTGTAAATTCGATGGTTGGTTTTTCGACTGAACTTAGATCCATTGAATTACTTGAACTAATGCTTTCGGTTATTGATACGCCACCGTCTGACAGGCTGTTTCCTGTGTATGTAGGGCCGTTCTTAATCTTAATGGTGTAATTCTTCGGCCTGCCGGTTTCGGTTGTAAACTCACGCTTAAGAGCGTCAGGAATAATTGTTTTTTGACTTGTACTTTCTGCCATTCACTTATACCTCCTGCGCTCTATTAGCGTTCAATAATGGATATAGATATGTCTTTCCATATCTTTTTATTTGTTGCACCCTTGTCGATAGTGTATTTCAGTGTATTACCGCTATATGCTTCTTGGATCACGCCTGCGATTTTCTTCTTGCGATCGTAATATTCAAATTTGAAGTACTCCTTGCCCTTTGTTAAATCTGCAATCAAATTTAACTCGTCGTCTGTTAAGTGTGGCCACGACAGCTCTATTTTTCTTACACCAAACCGTATGGTTTTCTTGTGTGTAAATCCCAGCGCGTCGCGATACGCTTCCTCCGCTAGATCGTTTTCGCTGTATTTTGCGTTGCCACGGAGTACCGGTGGCAATGCCACGCCATCAACTTTATAAACGCTCATTTTTGCCATTGGTTAGCCTCCTTAAAACGAAAGAACAGGACTATTTCCTGTTCTCTCTGTTTCATCATTGATATACTCGACCGCTGCCGCACCTGCTTCTCGTTTGGTGATTGAGAAGTTCTTTGACGCAATTATTCTCAGCAGTGCGATTGCTTCCTGATTAAATCCTCCTGCTTCTTCTCTGACAATTTGTCTGATTAAATCTTCCGGAGCTTCTAAGTTATTGCCGTGAGTTTGGTCACCCAACATTGCTACGAACTGTTTATTTGGTGGAATTACAGCACCTTTAGCGAGGTATGGAATATGCGGTATGCTAATTCCCATGCCACCAAATCCTGGCACCCAACTTGGAATACGGATTCGATTGACTCCACTAATGAAGCCATTAATCAAGCCGATAATTCCATTAATTGGCAATTTAAATAACGAAGCAATACCGCCGACGATGCCATTGAAAATATTAACAACGCCTTGCCATGCGCGGCTCCAGTTGCCTGTAAATACACCTGCAACGAAATCTATGATTCCATTGAAAATCTGCTTGATAGAACGCACTGTATCGTTAAATGAACGTATTACTCCGTCAAATGCGCCTCGTAGGATATTCATGATTAGATCAGCGAACCACCGAACCAATGAAGCAAATCCATCAAGAGTATTCTTAAATGCTGTGGCTATTGCCTGCAGAATCCGCATGGTTGTATCTCTGAATTTTTCAAAGAAATTTCCAAGAGGCGTAAACACTTTCTCTTTGAACCAGTCGCCAATTTTCCCAAACGCTTCCTTTATTCCGTTAACGCAATTTATTGCGAATTCTTTCACTTTATCCCAATTGAGGATAAGAGCGACAAGGATTGCAATTAAAGCACCTATTGCTATCGACGCAATGCCGATAGGTCCTGTGATAAACGCGATTGCTCCCGATACTGCTGCCATACCGTTAGTTACTAATTTAGAAACTATATCCACCGCTTTCATTGCTCCGGATACGCCCTTAAATCCAAGTACTAACGAAGCCACGATTCCGACAAGCGTCGAGAATAACTCTTGGTTATTGGAAATCCAATTTGATAGATCTGTCAGTTTTTCAGCAACTAATTGAAGTACTGCTACAAATACATCACCCAAGAAATCAGCGACGGGTTTAAGGATCTTATCCCATAAGTCCTGTGCCAGCGGCGCCAATGCTTCAAGTGCTGAATGCACTGCCTGCAATGCACCTTTGATGATGTCTATTCCTGCAGGTATGACTCCTTCGATAAGCCACTTCGCTATTGGCAGGACTACGTTTGTATAAATCCATTCGAGTATGTTCAATATGTCGTTGAACACTGGTCGCATTGCCTCGACCGCCCCTGCAATTGAATTAAACATCGGCTCAAGATTTAAGTTCTGTACCCATTCAAGAGTTGTGTCGAGGATTCTATCAAACCAATTCCATAAATCGCTCGCCATACCGCTTAATGCGCCAAGTATGCGCACGCCATTATCGTTGGCAGCCCATGCTTCTTTGATTTTGCTGCCCATTGTATCCCAGATGTCTTTGATTTTGCCGAGCGTACCTTGTAATCGTTCACCGAGATCAACTTGTTTCAACATATCACTAAATCCGCCGATACCATCGCCGCCAGACTTGTCGTTTTTCTGTAGAACTTCGATCTCATCAAACGAAGCAAGACTCCGCTTTCTTTCATCAGCTTCTTTCTTCGCCGATTTCGCTTGCTTGTCTGCATATGCTGCGGCTGCTTTAGCAAGAATATCAACACCAGTCAACGCTTTGATGATCGAGGCGATATAACTGACTGCCATTGCCAATCCTCGCACCAATCCTTCAGCGATTGGTTGAACCGCTACGGCAGCAACCATCTTGATAGATGCGATGGTTGCCTGTAGCTCTTTGCTTTGGCTAACCGCTTCGCTTATGGCCTGCTTTATTCCTCTAAACGCTGTCATGACGCCAAACGTCATTAATGTAAATCTGCCCATTAAACCAAGCATATTTTTTATGCCGCCAGATGCGTTGCCTATGCCTTTGGCCAAGTTGGAAATTCCGCCGCCGTTGGATCCTGCGCCTTTTCCTTTATTCGAGAAAAATTCCTTAAACTTCTGCATTGCAGTTGCCTGTTTGAGAAGTTGGCGCTCGTCGTTCTTTTGGCCGTCAACCTGTGCCTGCATTGTATTGCGCAGCGCTGTTTGCTTTAATAACTCGCGGTTCTGCTCACCTATTTGATTGGCCACATCCTTTGCGCTTGCTGAAATGCGTTTGAACCCACTGTCCGCTTCTTTCTGCTGGTCAATGATCTTCTGCATGTGCGCGTCAAACGCTTTGTCGCCTATTTCTGACGCCTCTGCTTTTGACTTGCCCTGGGCCAGCGCGTTTTTCTCTGCAAAGTTGCCCTCGAGACTTGCGTCAAAGATATTCTGCTTATCATTTCTGACACTTTCGACAATGCTGTTCTCCTTTGCCGCTTTTGCTTCGGATAGTTCAGCATATTTCTTTTTCAGTTCTGCAATCTTGTTTTTTGTCTTTTCGATTGCTTTATCTTGAACAGATAGATTTTTTTCCATTTCTGCAGTCTGTTTTTGCATTCCTTCAGCAACTGCAGAGGCATTGCCTATCCGCTCTATTCCTTTTTTTAAATCTTCGATTTTTCTTTTGATTTTATCCGCTCCGGCACTAAACCCCGAAGCATCTAACTTGGTGTTTATTCGGATCATACTTTGTTCACTCATTTAAGTACCTCCGTTCTATGCTCGCCTTGCAAGCATGTTTTTATGTTTTAACCATTTTCCTTTGTTTCTCCTCGCAGTAGTCTATCGAATTCATCAAGCGCTTCTCGTTCGCTCTCGGTAATCTTTTCCGGTAATGCGACCAATCGTTTTGCTTGTATTAATTCCTCCATTGCTTTCGGACTATCTTTGTAGTCAGATAAGTCTTTATTCCGAATTTCCCGCACTCTACTAAGCGCAGACTTTGGACTAAGACCATTCAACAGATCGATGAACTTCCACCAATGCATATCATCGTTACTTGAATCAGACAGATCTATGTTGTAATCGCTAATGAATGACGCGATTATCAATCCCATGTCGTAGGAGTAGTCCATATCTGGCTCACATTCTGTCAAGATTTCGTCCATCTCTTTGACTTGTTCCGGCTCTTTTCCGCATTGCAAATATTTGACAAGCAATTCTTGCAGTCGTTTCATTCCTGAAGCGCTAAGTTCGGGAATGTCGCCAATTAAAAAGAGCATGATCAATACACCACGCTCCGCATCTGTGACTGCTTCATCTTGCAACATATCAAAGCAACGTATTGCCGTTTGATACGATGTATCAAGTTTAAATCTGCGCCCTTCTACTTCAATCGCTTCTGGGTATCTCATTACATAGACCTCTATTAACTCAATACAGAGCCATCGTTGCGGTTGTTTTCCCCGATGTGATATTTCTTCTTAAGTCTCTCTTTCACGCTGTCCACGTTAATTTCTAGGCGGCTTAAATGCGGTTCTAACTGTTCAAACAAATCATCAAACATAGTCAAATAGTTGCTATCACCGAACAACGCCTGCATGGTTCCTTTGCCCAGCAATTCGTCCATTGCCTCGCGGTCTTTTTGGTACATTTTTCTGTACTCGTTCTGGATCTCCAGTTCTTCCTGCGTAATCATGCCTTTTTTAACTGGCTTTTGGTTCTTATACTTGTTTTTGATTGCTAAGATATTCCCCTCACAGTATTTGAGGTTCTTTTCGATATCCATGAACGCCTTGTTAACTTTGTAAGGCAAGTTGATATCCAACAAATCAAACACGATTTCTTGCCCGTCATCGCTGATATTAATGCGATAGACTTCATCTTCACGACGCTTGATTCTGATCTGATTAATTGTTTGGCTCTTGTTTGTGTCTGTCATTTTTCTTCTCCTCTGTGGTGCTTGTCTAATTGTTTGCAAGCATGTTTTTAACTCAAAAATAAAGAGGCAGGACACTGTGATGTGACTTGCCTCTTATTGTTTTTATCTGCGTAGAAATTATCCACCAACTACTGTCTTGGTGAATGTGACTTTTCCGTTTGCTTCAATCTTCGCAGTTCCAAGCGTTGGATCTCCATTCAACGCAATTGTGAACTGTAATGTGATAGGTTTTCCACCATCTCCACCGAATTCTGTAATTTGAATTGTCGCTTGATTGAGTTCTGCAGAAAACGCACCTCCAGCTTGCTTGTCGTACGCATTAACAATTAGCACCTGTGTTTCGCAATCAGAGCCAACTGCTCTCTTTTTTCTCAATCCGTCGATGTAATCATATACAGGCTCACCTTGAATGGCTGTCATAGGAGTTTGTACGCTGACTTTGTAAGAGTCAACCGATGTACTTGCACTATCATCACCGATGTATGTTTCTGTCGTTGTCTCCGGATTGTATTGGTAGTTTTGAGAAGTAACACCTTTATTGATTAATGACCATTCTTCATGTCCTTCGCCTTTTCCTGGATCAGTATTTAAGAATGTTTTTAAAAGCGAACGTTTAATTTTTCCCATTATTTAAATTCCTCACTTTCTTTTTTATCCTTTACTTTTCGCAGCCCTTGAGTCGTGCATATACACGAGTTGCAGCTGCAATTGATAACGTGCTATTCTCCAGTCTGCTGAAACAGCAAACAAATAGCCCGTCGTTGTTACATTTAATTCCTCCGCATCATCACCTTTCGGTAATTCTGGAAGATTTTCTTCGTCGCTCTGTTCCTCTATCCACGCTGCCAATTCTTCAAAGAACTGACTGTTCTCGATGTTCATTCGAGCCTCTTCCGAATAACTGAACCTTGCGACTAAGTTGAATCTGTATTGACGTTCTGATACGCCGTCGAGGTAGTTTTCAATGACTGACGGTCCCGGCACTGTTTCAATGCTGAACGAACGCGTATCATCCTTTAAGAACTCTACCTTTGTTTTCGCTCCCATCTTCTTAATCAGCGGGCACTCGTCAAAGTACTGCTTGATTCCCTCGACTATACTTTCTGGTTTGCTCATTTTTTGATATACCTCCGTATGATAAACTCTTCGACTTCTGCAGTAATCTTTTCACCGTTATCTGCCCACGAACGTTCCGCCCAAAACGGACCAGCAAGTGGATGTACCGATTTATTGAAATTCAAATCTCGACCGCTTGGATCCATAACTTTAGGAACACCAGGTCTTGACCAAAACATATTGTTTTCTTCATCGTGGAATGCACCTTTGAGTGTAATAGGGTCAACCATCAACTTCCCAAAGTAAAGGTACTGCGCATATGGTGCGTAATACACGATTGCATCCGGTTCGATAAACCTTTGCGCGCTTCCTGCAAGCATGCCAGTATCCATTGGTACGTATTTATCCGTTTGGCGCATCATTTCTTGTGTAAAGAATTTTTGCGCTGGGCCGTCCGGTTCTAAACCTAACGTCCTGGTTAGGTTTGACGTTGCAGCTCTTATTCCGGATATATCGACCGTCATCAATTTATCATCAGACACCGGTTATCACCTTGTTGTCGTTTGGTCGTCCGCAGTAATTCGTACCAATCGAACTAATTGTAATTGTTTCGTATTGCTCCAACTCTCGCATGCTCGTTATCTCTGGGCCTGTACCGTTTACGGCGTAATCACCTTTTGCAATCTCTGCCGTGTCTGCTATCTCTTTTGGTATAACAACCGTTGTGTTGGTCGTCGCTTCGACGCCTTTTCCGCTTAATTTTAGCAGTTGCGGGCCGTACCAGAATACGCCCTCCAAAACCTGGCGCTTATATTCATCGTCGCCGTGCTTGTGGTAAATCGTGCATGTGTGTGGGAACATTTCAACTATCTTGTTTGTCAGCATGTAGGACACCCCAGTCCTCTATAAAGCAGACCGGTACCGAACAGATAGATTTCAATCACGCGTGTGTATTCGATTTGCTTTTCTGCTTCCGTCAGTTTCTTGTCATTCCTGAACGATACGGAATGCGGTCCAACCGTTTCAGATGAAATCTTTCCGGCTTCTTCCTTTCGCTGCATTTCTTCTATCTTTTCAGCGACTGCGCAGGTGCAATCCTGCACATCTTTTGCATATGGTTTTTCCTGCAGAGTTTCAACATTAATTCTTCGCATGGTTAATCTGTTGATGATTGCGGAGGCTTCACGCGCTAATGGTGTGAATTCAGATTCCGATAGTGTTCCTTTGAACTTATCTCGATAGTATTCAAACTCTACAAACTGCATTGTCTTTCCTCCGTTCTTCTAAAAGTATGCAAGCATGCTCATATTTCAGAGCATGCTTGTTTAACTTATTTGTGCTTTCGATTGTTCTGCCCGATGGCTTATTTAACCTTAATGCCAGAGAGCACACCAGCTTTGAGAGTGTTCTTTAGCGCGATTGCTGCCACCATTTCGACGTCGCCCTCTTTCATAACGCCTGGACGATCCAAGTCTGGCAAGTGTGTGCTGATAATCTTGTCACCACGTGGAGTAACACCGTGTAATGCATCTAGGCCAAGAGTTACCGCATAGATAGATGTTATTCCACCTGTTTCAGCGATTTCGATATTATCTACAGTCTTGGACTTAGCGCCATCATAGAACTTGCCCATGTCAACAAGTGGGATACCATCCCATGCATCGACTGTGCGACCGAATGCATCTTCCAATCTTGAGTAGTAGCCCTTGCGACGTGCTACGCCTTTGATCTTGGTAAGCATTACGGAATTCATCAAGAGCATTGATGGCTTACCAGCCAACTGTGCCATAAAGTCATCGAGCGTATCGAGCAATAAGTCGGCATTTTGAGTCATCTTGTCTGCAGTTGATAAATCTAATCCTGTTGCCTTGATTTCTGTTGAAGTTCCCTTCAGCATCTTCGCAAGACCATCGAACTGATTGTCCTTTGTATTATCACCGTTGATTACAGCCCAGTGGAACAAGTTGCGCGCAGCCTCAATCTTCTGCTTGATTTGGAAGTCTAATTCATCAACCGCACCGGCTGTATCTATAATTACACGGTCAAGAGAGAATGCGCCGCCGAAGATTGCTAGTTTAGCCATTGCTTCTTTGCGCTTCGCTTCATTCTTTGGATATTCTGTGTTTAATGCACGGAATGCTGCAGTAGCAGGTGTCATTAACTTAGTGTATCCATACACCAAAGTTGAGCCACCTGTTGCAGGTGAAACTGCATTGTCAAATGTTAATTGGTCAAGTAAGAAACTTGAACGACGGAACTCATCGACTACGGTTTGTTCGACCTTGTCACGCATTCCGACTTTAGATTCTGCTAATGTAATAGGCATTTATTTGTTTTCCTCTACTTTCTATTTTTTACTGTATTTTGCGTTTAACGCGCTTTTTAGCGACATTGGTGCATCGTTATTTGTTTCAAACGTACCGTGTGCTCCACCTGTCGCTGTGCCGGTTCCGAAGTAATGCGGATATGACTTTCTCATTTCTTCCTCGACTGTTTCGTACCCTTCGATTGTGTCTTTCTTAGCGTCATAGTGTGCTTTTAGATCATCTACATCGATGTGTGCGAGGTAGCCGATTGTGTCCTTGATGCCCGCTTTTTCCATTGTTCTTTGCAAGCATGTTTCGAACTTGATTTTATTAGTCGCCTTTTCAACTTCTGCCGCAACTAATGCGTTAATATCTGCAGATTGTTGAACAGTTGGCTGACCGCCATTTCCGTTTCCTTCCGACTTGATGTCATCGGATTTCGACGTCTGTCCGGATTTTCCTTGTTCGCCGGCACCCGCTTTTTCCTCACCACCGTGATTCAATTTGTAGGTATTGAGTGCCTTTGCAACTCTGCGATCGTACTCTGCTTGTAGTGCTTTATCTTTTTTGAGCACTTCATCAAATGCTTTTTTTGCTTCAGGATCTGCTTCTTTGCTATCGGCACCCGTTTGAGTTCCTGTGTTATCTCCGCCGTTACCATTACCACCCTGATTGTCATTTCCTGCGCCTGCTTCTGGGGTTGTTACAGCAGCCCCATCGGCTCCTGTTCCATTTTTAACTGCTTGAGTTTCTTCTGCGTTTGTTGCTGTTGTGTTTTCTAATCCGTCCATTTGTTTTCCTCCTGTCTGGTCCCGTCCGTTCATATGCCCGTGCGTTCCCTTTTCTGTATGAACATCTTCTTGTACTGCTATTGAGTCGCCTGTGTTTGCGTTTTTAAGTGCCACCACAGCCGTTGGCTCCTATTTTTTAAAACGAAAAGAGCAAGATTTTCTCTTGCTCCCGCTTGTATTTTTTCTTTTTATGGTGTTTAATGTGGGTACAAGCATTCTGTGACAACCTTATATCGCTTAAGTGCGTGTTTGTCAGAGTCTGCTTGTTTTTTTATTTCTTTTTTAACGCAATTTCAATTTTCTCACCACGCATTACTGCAATTTCGTCAATGAATTGTGTATGTGGATATCTAAATATATCATCTACTTGCCGCATTATTTCATAATTTGAAAAACTGCATTCCGGCTTGATATAATAAAGAAATTTATTAGACTGGTTCCCTTTACGGAGAACTGCGTTCAGTAGTGTATTTTTCCCACTTCCTGTAATTCTTTTTAGATCCCATCTTTCTGGAATGCCATTTCTCCATATAAAAAATGCATCTGGTGTACTTATTCCTTTTGGAATATTTATTTTTGGTATCAGCTGAACTTTAATCCCATAATTTTTTGCTATGTTATTAAGTATGTCGATTTCTTCCGGCTTATGGTCGAAGTAATTAGTTCTTGGGATATATTTGTACTTTTCTCCCATAAACTCAAATTCGCCGTCAATAACTGGAAGCTGCTCTGCCTTTTGATACTCTGAATTTTTAGTAATAACCCATCTATCCATACTGTCAGTGCAGTATTTCAATTTATATTCATTGCTTCCTTTATTTGCATAATACTCTTGTATGGCATCCCTCAATGTGTCTTTAGGGACTTTGTTTTTGATAAACACCCTGTGTCCGTTTATATATCTCCATACTCCGGATTCTTCGTTATCTCTGCTCATAAACACCTACTTCTTGTAGTGTTCTTGCAGGATATCTTTCATGCTTTCTTCCTTCGGAGCATCTTTGTTATCTTCCGGCTTATCGACCTTTTTATCTTCTTTCTTTTCAGTCGGCTTCTTGTCGCCGATTTTTAATTTCTTAAATGCTTCGGTCATAATTAATTTCCTCCTGTTTCTCTATTCATTTGTATTGCTCACGCGCTGATGATCTTCTTAGACCATACTTGTCGCAGTGAGTATTTAATGCTTGGCTCAACTTCTCAATGTGTTTACGCGCCTTATCCGCAGATGCCATTGTTTCCGGCGTATCTTCCATCATTTCCATTGCATCACGGACTTTCTTCCACTGCCGAATGCGGCGCTCATATGCGCGTTGCTTCTGCGTAGCTTGGTAGATTTCTGCATTCTTCTCTTCGTCGTAATGCTCCGCTGCTGGTGTGCTGATACCCGGAAAGAAAGTAAAAAAACGATGTCGACAATTTACACCGCCGATACCGTCTACTTCTCCGTATCCTGTTGTTTCTTTGAAATTCTGAATTTCATACCCCACAGCTTCGTTCGCCTCTGCAGTTCCTTTTCCGTGCAACGCATAAACCTTGCCTTGCCACCATGCATGGTTGGTGTGGTCGTGCTGTCCGTCGCCTACCCTAGCACCTAAGTGTGAAGTTGTTTCGACATATTCTGCGCCCATCTCTTCTGCGCATTTAGCCATTGTGTCATTGGCCAGCCTGGTGCTGGCACTGATGGCATCACGTCTAACGACCGCTTCAATGCTCATATGTCGAATAGTACCGTCTGCACGTTGGTATGTTGCTCCATCTATGCCGTTCTTGGCCATTGCTTCGATTGCTCTTGTAATGGCTTGGTTGTGGCTGTACGTGCCGCTGGCACTCTCAATATATGCTTGATTTAATGCACTCATGTATGCGTGTTTGGTTGACTCTAGGGCCTTTGTTTCAATCAATTTGATTGTGTCGTTAACAATGCCTTTATATGCCGCTTTCTGTAATTGCTTAACAATCGGCAACTTCTGCAGCTGCTCCATACTTAGATGTATCATGCCTGCATTGTACGCTTCCGTGAGATCGTCCTTATCGAAATTGGCAAACTGCGCTTTCTTCAGCACGTCTCGGATTGCTTCTTTGCCTCTTCCGGAATACTTGGATATCGTTTCAACCGCCTGGCGATTTAATAAACCCAACTCGTCGAGTTGATGCAAATGCCACTTCAATGCGCCTGTAGCCTCTTCATATGTCTGGAACCGCATTATTACATCCTTGAATAGTTGCATTTCCATTTTGTTATAGATAGACACCAACTCTTCGCACAGTGCCTCTATTTGCTTATCTGTGAGCATTGTTTATCTCCTGTGGCTATTTATTCGTCTTAATGCGAATGAGGCCTCCACGCGCTTGTTTTACGCCATCATGGTCGACAATATCTGCCGGCTTTTTAACTGCTTCTTTGATTGGGTTCTTATCCGGCTTTTCTTCGCCATTGGCTGTCTGTCTGCCAGTTGTGATGAACTCTTCGTCGCTATCTTCATCTTCGAGCGGTTCTTCTGGTTGCGCAGCCGCCTTTCTGTTTCTGATTTCTGCATCGAACTTAATCGCTTGCTCTTTGGTCATCTTGTAAACATCCTGATAGTACTGCACATTATCGATGATGCCCGCATTTAGTTCGAGCAGTGCCTGGCGTTTGACTTCCGCGCTATCCTCCACGATTGAGTCGTCAAAATCAATGGTGATATCTTTCTCGTACTTCTTTCCAATACGCAGGTACATAACCACCTTTATCAGTTCTTTAAGACTTCTGTCCAGCACCTTCTCGTGCCGCTTAATGTTGGTATATAGTTCGCTCTTCGTGGATATAATCTGTGTCGTGTTATGGTACGTTCCGTTGCCTTTGAACGTGAAGTAATCAAGCCCGAATCCTACAGCCTTACCGACCGCGTTTAATGCCGTCTGCATACCCTCTGTGTGTGCCTGCACACGCAGTTCCGGATTACTTTCTTCAATTAGTTTCTGCTTTCCGTTTTCGTCATCGCCTACGTCTTGAATCGCAAAGTATTCTGTTTCATTTTCGTCAAAGATAGGCACTGTTTCAGATTCGCCTTTTTCGTTAATGACGATTTTATAATTAACTGCTCCTTCTCGCAGAAATATCTTCTTTTTCCCAAGCAAAAATTCGTTTTTGAAACTGTCATACACTAGATCTGCCACTTTGATTTCATCAAGCGCATTTCCGTAAACACTGATACCAAACGGAGCAAACACCGATATGTTGTTCTTGATATTTGGTCGGTAAATCTGGAACATCTTCACTTCCGATATATATTCTTTCACCACACCGTTCTTTTGGATTTCTTCATATTTACCATTCATCGACTTTGATTTGTCTTTGAAATAGTGATTGCTGATTTTGTATGTCCCGTTCTGCTGTCGTTCATGTACTTCCACGAAGTACTCGCCACCTGTGTATGATCCAAATGCACAGCTCACAATTTCACCATTATCCACTTCTAATGGGAAAATCATCGGCGCATAAATGTAATTGATTTTAACGTTTCCTGCACTGTCTTTGTACTCAGTCGTTGCTCCTGTTCCAAGCGCCATATACATTTCGACTAAGTCGTTAAACTTAATTGAAAAGTTGTTGTCGTCGAGTATTTTCTGCAGAATCGCCATATCATCATCGTTGGTCTTTCCTGCTTCAATGTCTGTATCGAGATTAAAACAGACTTTATCGTTATAAAGCAATGACGCCCACTGCTCGCAAATTTGCTTTGGAAGTCCGAGGCTATAACGCTCGCAACGCTTATATCTATGGCCATTGAAATGCTGGTATGCGTGGAAACTATCCACCTTTCCCTTGTACCAACTCAACCACTCACTAATGTACGCATAGTACGTAGTGGCTAATATATCTCGATTCAGTATCTGCTTGATGAAACCCTGCACGGCTGTCAGATATTCGTTTTCGTTTGATTTAATCTGTCTGTCTGCAATCTTTATAACCGTTTCGGTAGTGCTGTTTTTGTTTAAACTCATTCGTCACTTGCCTCCTTATCTCCTATGGCTAATCGCGGCAGTATTGCGATGATTCGACGCCACCAACCCATGACCAGATAACGCTCTGCGTCGCAGGCGTGGTCGTCAACTTTGATCGGAACTTCTTTTCCTGCCTCGATTGACTTTTCATCGTATTGATATAAATACATTTCTTCCTGCAGGTTCTTCTGTGTTGGGTTGTATGTCATGACCTGCAGGCTTAATAATTTGCTGACACGCTGTATTCCCACTGCCACATCATTCTTGGCGTTGTGGATCATCACGTCCGGACATAAACGTCGTATCTCTTCGGCCAATCCTTGTGCCGATGGATCTATATACACGTCAGTCACTTTCTTCTTGGTCATTGGCACGATTGCCTCTGGGTCGTTCTGTTGCTGCATATATGCTTCATATGTCGCAGGGTGCGACGCCTCGAGTTGTTCCTTGAATAACTTAAAATCCCGGGCATATTCGCTCGGGCTCTTCTGCTTTCCTGTATCTCTTCCGGAGTGCCAATATTCACCGATACCTCGCAGCTTGCGGTTCTTCATATCCAAACCAAACGCCTGGTATGTCGTGGCGTTTTTCTGGCCATAGTCCACACCAATTCCGATGTATGCTAAGTCAGACCAGTTGAAGCAATCGGTCACATGTTGATCTGGATTAAACATGTAGTAGATCACATCATCGATTCCAACACACTCGCCCAACCAAACCCAGCGGTACATTTTCTCGTCATTGCGGCGCAACTCTTCGGCGCTGTCTATCAACTTTTGGCCAAGCCATCGAACAGGCACGTCCTTGTATGACGTATGTATGCGGATTGTATCTGGTCGGCGGCACATCTTATCAACCCACTGCATGATTGGTGCTTTTTGATTCTTCGGTGGGTTGAAATAATACTCCATTGTGAACTCATCTGAATTACCACGGACGAATGTTGCCTCGATGTTCAGTAGTTCATCTTCACCGTCGCCGTCATCGAAGAACTCCGTCAACTCATCAATGATTACTAGTTTGATTGGGTTATCTTCATCGATGATACCCTTTGTGTCATCGATTCCATCTGAACCGGTGAAATATATCGTGGTACCATATGGTTTGTACGTTATTTCCATCGGCGATACTGTGATTTTGAAATCTTTCTTACTCAGTCCCAAGCGCCCGATGGCACGCAGGACTTCTTTGTAAATTGTTTTCTTGAGTTTATTGTGGTGCTTTCGCAACGCCACGACCGAACAATGCGGATCGCTGACAATTTTGTATATCGCACGTATGCCGGCACGGCTTGATTTCGTTCCGGCACGTCCGCTCGTGAATATCTTGTGCGTGTATATCCTGCTGGCGTTGAACGTCGAATAGTATGCTGGGATTATAATTTCCCGAATGCTTACCACCTTGCCGCTTATTTCTTGTACTCGCTTCGCCATCAACTTTCAGCCTCCCGCTGTGGTTCGTTTCCGTGCGTTTCTGGCGTGTTATCCGTTTCGGATGTGGAATTGCTCAACTGTTGCTCTTCCTGTGGCTCTGGCGTTTCATTTGGTGGCTCCTGCGGTAAATCATTAATGATCGTCACCTTTTCTTTATCTTCGGCACGCTCATCTTCCGGGAACTTATCGCGTTGCCCTAAAATATTCTTTCCGAGGAATATCTGCATCGGAACACTACCCTCTAGTGCTTTCTTCCATTGCAGTCGTCGCAGGCTTGCCCTCGCTTCGTTCAGCCCATCTTGATAGGCTTTGTTGAATTGCCTCCGGCGTTGCAGAGTTTTAACACTACAACCCATCACGCTCGCTATTTCTTCTTGTGTGCAGCAGATTTTGGCTAAGTTCTTCACGGTATCATAATCAATTTTGACTTTTTTTCTTCCCATGTGTTTCTCTCACCTCCGTCCGCTGTACCTCCTGTTTATTTCTTTTTTCTGGTTAGGTTTGTTTCTTCGTTTAGAAGTTTGGCTTTCTTGCCGGTCATCTTTTGCCAGCGATCGATTATCACATCAACGAAGCGTGGATCTAACTCCATCAAGTAGGCACGTCGCTTTAATTGCTCCGCTGCTATCAGCGTTGAGCCACTGCCACCGAAGAAGTCCACAACAATTTCTCCCTGACTGCTACTGTTCGCCATCAATCGACCGACCAGTCTAATCGGCTTCATTGTTGGGTGCAAATCGTTAGCTGCCGGCTTATCTTCATGAATGATTGTGCTTGCTACACCGTCGTCCTGGTGTTCTTTGATGTATTCAATCAGCTGCGCCTTAGTCATCTCTTTGAAGTTTGGTGTGTTTTCTATGACTGTTGTCTGTGAACGGTCGTCAATGAAGAAGTGGGCGCCACCGTCTTTCCAGCCATAAAGGCACGGTTCGTGTTTCCAGTGGTAATCTTGGCGGCCAAGTACGAGTGAATTTTTCACCCATATCAAGCACTCTCTGACTACCCCCCCGCTCGTTTTAGAGCGCTTCGAAAGTTTGCGCCCTCTGAGTCTGCGTGGAAGATATAAAACACGCCTCCTGCTTTCAGACTGTTCAGCATGTTGTTGTAGAAATCTGTCAGAAAGTTAAAGAAGTTATCATCCGACATGCTGTCGTTCATTATGTTTCCTGCCTTGCTGTGATAATCGACGTTGTATGGCGGATCTGTAATGCATAAATCTGCAATCTCGCCATTCATCAGCTTCTCGACATCTTCCGGATCTGTGCTGGATCCACACATTAGTCTGTGTTCGCCTAACTGGTATATGTCGCCCAGCACCGCATTCGGTGTGGATGTCAATTCTGGATCGTAGTCGTCCTCGTATGCTTCCGGTTCTTGGACTAATTCTTCTAGTTCATCAAGAAACCCAAAATCTGACATGTCGAAGATGTCGGTTAAATCGTCCAGCTCGTCCTGCAGCAACTCTTCATCCCACTCTGCTATTTCCGCTGTCTTGTTGTCGGCTAGTCTGAACGCCTGTACTTGCTCTTGCGTTAGGTCGGTTGCAATGATACATGGCACTTCTTCTAGGCCGAGGCTCTTTGCCGCTGCTAGTCTGGTATGGCCACAGATTACTGTGTGGTTCTCGTCCACGACAATCGGAACCTTGAACCCAAACTCACGGATAGAATTTGCGACGTATGGAACCGCCTTTTCATTGTGGCGTGGGTTCTTCTGGTATGGGTGTATGTCTTCCGTCTGAAGATAGACGATTTCTTCGGTTTGACTCATTCGTTAGTGTGTCCTTTCTTTTTTAGTGCAGAACTTAATCACGAGGCTGCTTTTTGCACTTTCGCGTTTACCTCTGTTTTGACTTTCAGTCAATTTCTACGCTTTTGTAACTGAAAAGCCGCAGCTCACTTCCTGGCTCTGTTGCCTTTGGTTGTGTTCCACGACTTTGTTTCACGGTTTTATTTTTTATGATTGTTCTTGCGTTATTCTTGTTTTTCTTTTCTTGGTGCTGACCAAGTTTTAATTTTTTCCGCCTATA